TCTTCTTCTTCTTGTGAAAGAACTGTGTTCTCATCGTCTGTAGTCGCTTCAACTTCTACAGGGTCTGCTGTATTTGTAGCGTCAGTTTCCGCTTGTTCTTCACCGCCTAAGAACTTCCTGCTAATTAGATTAGCAAGATTTGACTCGTCAATAGCAAGGGGTTTGCTATTATTATTCGTGGGGTTATTTGATTCCGTCCCAAGGTCGGATGATTCTTCTGTATTCATTAGATAAAGGTCTAAAGTCCGTATTTATAGGCAAGGTTTTGTGATAGTCCCAGAACTATTAAAGGTGAGTTAGTTTACATAACTTGCTAATGCAAGTCCTTTTGTAACCTAAAACCAATTACTTACGAATTATAATCTTCTGAAGGCTTTCCTTGGTCACGCAATACATCGTTGCGTGTATTAACAAGTATCTCTTTGAAAGCAATAAGTGCGTCTGCTCGTCCAGCAAACCACGCTCTATCTTCGCCTTTATTGTCCTTTGAAATTGCAGATGCAACCTCAGAGTCAATAGAAGCATCGAGTAAAGCGTGTACGGCTTTCCACAATGGGTCTTTAGGTTCAAACGATAATCCGTGAATTATTTCTTGAGGTAACATAAATTATTGCATCTGTGCTTTTTCAGCCTCTGCTTGCATTTGGTCAGCCTGTTGGATTTGTCCTTGGACTGCTCCACCTGCTTGTTGAGAAACAGGTGTAACACCTGTTCTTCCAATTTGTTTATTCTGTTGTTGTGAAACCGACATTTGTAGGTTTTTAACATAATTCTCTAGCAATGCTCGGAAGTGTTTATCTCCTTGCATTGATTGTTGAGCCTTTGGATTCTTGCTGATAATGTCTTGCAGGTATTGTAATTTAGTTCCTGCTGATGGGTCATTCTCAACATAGTTAGCCTCGTTACCAAGCATCATCAATCCAATGTCTGATTGAATATCTTTATATAGTAACTGAGAAGCAGTACCAGTATTGATAATAATATCCTTAGCCTTGTCTGGGTCAATAGCCTCAATAGCGGCTTTGACGAGTTTGTTCTTGTCAATAACACCACCAGAATCTAACGGCATAACGAACTGCATAATAGCCTTTAATTTTTCAATAACAAAGTTGGTGTCTAATTCACGCACATCGTATTTAATTCTAAAATCAAACTGACTTGAAATGTTAGAAATATTTTGTGGAAGCGGAGTTCCAGTAATTCCCTCAATCTCAGCAGGGTCTAAATATTGTAGCATTAAACTAAAGGTCATACTAAACGCTTCAGACCAAACATCTAACCAGTTATTAACAATGTTTTGTTGTGTAACTTGTGTGAGTTGTGGAGAGGCTTGAGGATGGAATAAACCAAAGTATTGAGCGTTCTCAAGTTCAACCCTATCAATAAGATTAAACGCAATCGCTGGATTTCCAGTAGGTGCTGGCATAAAGCGGTAATCATCTGGAGATGTTACAGGTAAGTGCATAGCAGGTGCTACTTTGTTAATTCCACCAAGACGCTTCTTAACAAGGATAGGAGGCATTGTTTCAAACGCAGTTCTGTCACGGATAGAGTCACGCTGTGCTTTAATCTCATATTGATTAGTCATACAGAGTTCTGGAACTCCACGAGACTCATAGATAGGTCTGCGGAGACGCTCTCTGCGATACACTACAAACGGATACTTATTGTGTGCGTATCCAAGCAAGCCGTGTTCTGCGTAAATTTCTGAGCCAGAACGAGGGCAGAAAATAGTTTGATAAATGCCTTGAATACCATCTTTGTCTAACTGACGGCTATAAGCATAAACTAATTCAATCAAGTGGTCGTTACGATGAACTTGATAATTAACTAATGAAGCCGCAGGTATTAAGTTAGGGTCGTGGAACTGACTGTGCATACCAGCCATAGCAACTGCTTCTTCTACGAACTCATCAGACCAATCGTGCAACTTAGCAAGTCCACGGAGTTCTACTTCAGAAATAAATACTCGTCTAAAGATTACTCGTGCTTGTTGAATGTTAATTGTTTCTGGAGGAAAAGCAACTTCTTCGTAAGGCTTTAATGCAACCATACTAGGAAGGTTTTTAGAAATATAAGTTTCTGGGATTTCAGCCTTACCTTCTTCACGAAGTTGTTTAATTGCTTTCTTAACTTGTTTAATGTCTAAGGTTTTAATATACTGAGAAATTAAATCTGCGGCATAATCATCTTTATCGCCAGCCATAATAGCATCTGGCAATTCACGCAGAGCAGTATTAGGATTTTGTTGCATTGCTTGTTGAACAACTGCAACTAACTCATCCATACGAATAGTTTGGAATCTAGTTCCCATTTCTTGCTCCCATACAATGTGCATAGCAGAGAAGCCGTATTGTTGTGTGTATTGAGCGAGCAACTCAGCCTCGTTACGCAACTCTGTGCGTAATTTGTTCTGAGTAAGCCAAGACATAAGCACATTAGCACTTGCCGCAAAATCACCATCGTTGATTTCAGTTCCAGATACCTTAACTTGGCATCGGTCAAATGTAGTCATTAACATACCAACTAGTTCGTTGATTGTTTTATCAGTTAAACGACAGCGTACATCTGAAGCACCTTCGAATGGGAACGCTGGTTCGCCATCTGGCAAACTTTCAGAATGTTTCTTGCCGTCAGAAGTCTGACCAGCCCATCGTGCTAATCTGATATCGTCATTCTCAGCAATATTAGCAGTATTTCCACCATTCTGAGTAGAGCGTTGAAACTCGTCATAAAGGTATCCGATGTCTGGGGTTTCTGAAGCAAAAACTAGTTTGTCTTTATTAGATGCGTATTTATCCATTGTTTTGTTTTGTTAAAGTTGTTGTGTATTTTGATAAGTCATCACGGAAATAACGATTGTGTTTTCCAGATGTTTTAAAAGTTCGTACTGAATTTTCTTGAACTAGTTTTTCTAGTTCAGTTCTTGTGCAGTTCAGCATCTGCATCGCTCTTTGTCGAGTTAATAAGTTAGGGTAGTATGTTTTCATTAGTAAGAGCCTCCACCCCAACCTTGCAGGGATGTTCTGTTGTTATAGTCTGGGTTCATTACCATCAAATAGCGTAAACAGTCGATAGGGTCTTTAGTTGCACCTTTTTCTCCGTCTTGTCCAGTCCATTCTTTCAGACAGTAGATTAAATTCTTGCAGTTCTCGCTGATATAAAGTTTTGGTTTGTTAAGCGGGCTTAGTTCTTGGTTCATATCGTAACTAAAACCATCGTTGATTAAAGCAACACCTTGTTCGATGCGGATACCAGCCGCAGGTGTGAAGTGCATAGGTTGTTCACCATCATCTAGCATATCAATAAGGGTAACACCGCCCTCATCGGTTACAGCCTTAGAGCCACCTGCTCTGGGGTCAATATAACGCTCAAAAATCTCATCTCCGTCCTCTAAATCAAGTATTAAATTTTTATAATCCGCAAGAGAGCGTCCAGCACCATTACGCTGGGCGATACCAGCCTTTCCATCTGCATCAGCCGCAGGTAAAGCCCACTCTCCCTCATTTGAGTCTGGAAACTCCCTATAAACAAACATATCTCCGTCTTTAGATACTCGCATCCAGAGCATAAACCAGTTTCTTGCTCCAGCAGGGTCAACAACCATATAGTTCGTTCCTTCTTCTGGGACTTGGGTTTCTTTGACAACATTGATTTCTTCTGTGAACCTAGGGAATTGCGAGCCAGATATATTATCTGCCCATCCGTACGCTCTGATTTTGATTTCATAAGGTTTCTTTCCAGCGAGCGTCTTTTTTAACTGCTCAAATGGATTATAAGGGTTAAGTTGACTATGAAACCACATAACTGCGGCTGGTCTTACATAAGATTTTGCTTTAAATGGCATAGTACCACGCTTACAGCCATTAACATTCAAGGTGTCTGGAAGCATTGTGGCTTCTTTAGTTTCTATAATCTTTGCACCCGATACATATTCCTTAACAACGGAACTATATCCAGTAATAGGTGTAAATGTAACAATAAGTTTACCGCCACGAGTAACTGTTCGGTATCTCAGCGTCTCAATCCAGTCTAACGGCACTAATTCATCGCACCAAATCAAATCAACCTCACCACCCTCAATAACATCACGCTTTTGAGCGTAATTCATAAAGAAGCATTGAGACTTGTTAGGCAAAATAAATGTATTATCAGAAAAACCGTTTTTTTGCGTGTATTGCACATTCTGAACCTTGTTCTTTTTGAGTTCTTTGTACTCAGACGGCAGATACTTGTATATTACATTCTGTTGCATCTGAATAGACGATTGATTAGTCGTGTGTAAGCACCAAACACGAGCATCTTTTAAATTAATTAGCGTTTGTACAGCCCTTTTAGCCGCCCACTCAGTTTTTCCTGCACGATTACCGCCAAGCACAAGAAGTTCATTGTTTTCTTTAAGCAGTTCGTCTGCTTCTGCCCAATGAGGCAAGTCAAAGCCGTGGCGATAAGGGTCAAGTTTCTCTGCAAGGATTTTATCCTCACGGAGATTAAGTATCTCTGTTACCTTCTCTGCTCCTACCTTTTCAACCAAACGCTTGATATCGTCCTGTGTAGGACTAATAAGTATTGGATGTTGGGTCGGAGTAAAAGCCATTACCAAGCCTTACAACTCCAGTATCGTGCAGAGGTTTTATCTTTAGCAGTAGAACACTTGTGCCTCGCTCGGAATGATTTGCGTCTGGCAGGGATGTCCTTTTTGATGCTCATATTCTTGTCACCAAAACGGACGATAACAGTTTTACCACCAGATTGAACATACACAGCAGATTTCTTAGCCGCAGATGGAGTTCTGAATGGTTTATTGAGCGTTACTTTTCTTCCTTTGTATGTTGCCATATTAAATGTTAATTAGTTCATTCCACTCCCACATATCTTCTTCTGTATCGCAATCTTCATCTTCCCATTCTGGAGTGAGTACATTAGGCGAGTGAGGGTCGTACATCGAATGTAGGCAACCCATTATCTCCTTTAATCATTAATCCTAAAGGTACAGACGAAACTGGTTGTGGTTGAGGTGAAGGCGGTGGTGGCGGTGGAGTGTACGGAGTATTAAACAATTCTACTCCTCGTTCCCTGCGATTAACTAAACCTTGAACAACTTTGCCTCCAGCCTTTGTATATTTACGCATAGCGTCTGGCAAATTAACAAGTTTTTCTTTTGAAGATGTAGCATCTAATAGACTAGCGTTTTTAGCCTTAGTCCAGTTATATCCGATGTTGAATGTTAAGTCTAAAGCAGATGCAATCTGATTAGGGTTCATATCCTTATAAGCAGGTCGTTTTTTAAGAGCCTCGTGTCCTTTTTGTAGATAGTTATATAACTCTTTGTCATTCTGCTCTTTAGTGATTGTGTCACCTTGCTTAACTGGAGTTCCGTCTGAATAGCGTGTAATCCCTGTTCCAATAGTCCACACTTTACCTAATTTATCATAATAGGCTTTCTCCTTATATCCTTCATTCTGAACGACTAATGGAATAGCAATTTTAATAGGGTCAGTTTCTACCTGTTTTGGTTGTGGTTTAGTTTCTTTTTTTGCTTCTGGCATAACTTTATTTTCGTTTTGATTTAGAACCAGAAGCCCTACGCTTAACAGAGTAAGCAATAGCAAGAGCCTGCTTAAGTGGTTTACCAACTCCAAGTTCAGTACGAAGGTTCTTTGTAAAGGCTTCTTTAGATGCACTTTTTTTTAGGGGCATATTTTGTTTATAAGGTAAATTTTAAAAATTTTTTTTATTCAGTACTTTCCGTTAAATCGAGGATGTCGCAAGATACACCATCTTGCTCCGTCCCAACGGACTTCTACTGGCATATTAACATTGAACTTATTAGACTCTCTGCACAGAACATTGTGTTCTTTGTCTGGCTCGTCATCGAGGACAATACCGATGATGCGAGGATTAACATACTTGCGAACTACCTTGCCCTTCTTGCGTTCTGGGAGAGCGACCTGTTCTGGCTCGTTAAAGCCGAGATTTTTCTTAAGAAGTTTAATTCCTTCTTCAGTCCAATTTACTTCCCAGAGTTGTTCTGGGCGGTTAGTAGGGATTTTATTCCAATGAACACCTTGTTCGTACAAGTCACGAATCTCCTTGAACATTTCACGAGATAGTCCAATAGCAATACATAAATCCTTTTCTTTCATAGAACTACCAAAATCAGATAATTTATGAATGTCAAGCGTGTGTTTAATTTTGTGCATCTCGGTCTGCTAGGAATTGAACCTAGATTAACCGCTTAGAAGGCGGCTGTTCTATCCGTTGAACTACAGACCGAAAGAGGTAGGTGGGACTGCGAGCAGTCAAGGAGTGTATTCTGTAAAACGCTTATGAACTAATACTGTTTGCTAGGTTGTTACTCAATCACTTCTCCCAGTATCCGAGGATACCAGCCACCTAAATTCAAAGAACATATTCACATTTATCACTAGAAATTAAATGTCAATCTCAAAGCAATAATCCCATCCCCCAATATTGGGGGACTGAGGGGGTTAAGCCACAGGGGATACATAAGGGGGGCTATTAAACACTTGTCAAGTTAAATCGTCAGAAATCGGTAATAAATTTATTAACATACAAATTACGCTTGACAGACTACTTTTTAAACCCCCTATAACCCCCTTACCGCTTCGCTACGCAAAAGACAATGCTACGCTCGCTACACGACAGTAACGCTTTTTGGTATAAAAAAAGTGTTTGAGTGAACCAGTTGAAGTTTCGGGGTTGGTTTTCTGGGGCTATGCCCCCCCCCTGTTGGGGGGTGAACAGGTGTTCAGTAGGTGAACGCTTGTTCAGTAGTGAACAAATGTTCTTTTAGGGGGAGGAAAGCAGGGGGTGAACGGATTTTCACCTATTGCCTGTCGATTGGGGCTTGTTGAGAATGGATTGAGAACAAGGGGATTTGATTGCCGAAAGAGGCAGGTAGGGCTTGGGGTGGGTAGGCGATTTAAGGGGCTTGGCTGGGCTGTGGCTGGGGGTAGGGGGTGGGTGTGGATAGGGAGGTAGCGGTGAGCCGTCAAAGGGCTGGCAGGGAGGCAACAGGATAGGCAGAACGCTAAAACCGAATAGGCACAAAAAAGCCCAGCGTGGGCTGGGCGATTTCGGGTGATAGTTGGCGGGGGTTTAGTCGTTGCTCGCCCAATAGCCCGAAGCGTAGAGGATTTGCTGGGCTTCGGTTAGCAGGTCATTGAACTTTTCGGCTTCGGCTTCAAGGGCTGACGCTGTGAACAAAACAGAGCAAGGTGTCGCATAATTAAAAACGGCTTCCGTTCCAATTAAGCGATAGACAAGCGGGTTGCCTTCGCTTTCAAGAGAAGCGATTTCGTTAATGGCTTGCAGGGCTTCGTTTGCCTTCGCCTGTGCCTTCACGAAAGCGTTGAGGTGCTTCCGCAAAATGGCTTGTTGGCGGGCGTGGGTGAGTGTTGAGGGTGAGGATTGGGTGCGTGTTTTTGGCATAGCGTGGTGACTATCGGAAAAGGTGACGCTCTACGCAAGCGAAAAAAACAGAGCGAAAAAAACAGGCACAAAAAAGCCCGCTTGTGAGGCGGGCTTGTTCGGTATCTTGGGCGGGCTATTCGCTATCCTCAATAGAAAGCGAGGGGCAATAAACTACATAGTTCCTTCCAAGATTGTCTATGCTTGCGTATGCTTTCCCGCCTGTGACTTTTCCAACAGCGTATTGGACGGCTTTGGCTTCGGAATAGTTTTCGAAGATATAAGCCACGCAAGAGTCACCATACATTCCGCGACCCGAATAATCTCTATCTACACTTGAAGGGCTTGTGTCTTGCATATCGCAAGCGAGGTCAAGGACAGAGCGTCCTCCGTCTTTTGCGTTGATAGCGTTGAGGGTTGCGGTTGAGGGTGAGGTGGGTGTGTTTTGTTTTTTCATAACAGGGTTGAATAAATACAGAGCCACAGGGAACACAAGAAAAAAAAGAAAATAAAAAAGCCCCCAAGAGCGGGGGCTTAATTTTTAGAGGTTAGGGGTTCGGTTAAGCGTTGATAAGTTTAATGAGTTCAGCCGTAGGCATTGAGTGCATTTTTTCACCTGCAAGCGGTTGCAAGAGCGTTTGGTGCTTGCTGGTTGTTCGGCTGTATTTTTCGCTGTTGCGATACCATTGACCGTCCTTGAAAGCAAAGAGGGGAAAATGGAAGCCGTAGGAATAGACAGCGTAGGTTGAGCCGTTGCGAACCCCGAAAGTGTTTGACCCTGTAAAGGGTGTTAGACTTTGGACAAGTTGGCGGGCGGTTGCGTTGTTGGTTGATTTGGTGAGGGTGTTAGTGTTCATAACAGGGCAGAGCGTAGAGCGTCCCCTTACAAGGGCAAGAGCAAAGGATAAAAAAAACGGCTCAAAAGATTTTTTTTCGCTTGACTTACCTTTTTTATTGACGGCTGGAAAAAAGTCACAAAACCCTTGATTTCATTGGGTGAAAACGCTGTCTTATTTGCAGGGCTTTGGCGGGGGGTTTGGCGGGGGTGTGTGATACAATAGACAGGAACAGGGCAAAGCGTCACAGCGAGGCAGGGAAGTGCCTTAAATAGCGTCTGCCGATTTATGAACAGGCACAAAAAAACCCCGCACTTGGCGGGGCTTGTCTTGGGCTTGCGTGGTCTTATTCGCTTGCTTCGCTTTCTTCGTCCTTAGTTAGTTCTTCAATTTTGGCTTGTAACGCTTCATCAAACGCTTGCGTTTGGGTTGACACGAAATCGGCTTTTTGTAAGCACTCTAAAAGCGTGTCCATAAAGTCGCAAGCCACAGCAAACTCTTTAAGTTCGGCAGGTGTCTTAAAAGTCATAGACCACGCTTTAACCTCATATTGGTTTATCGGTTCACCTGTGACATAGTGCATAAAATTGCCGTAAGCCGTAAGCAATCCGTTATGCTTTGTTTCCTCTGTATATAAACAAACTTTGCTCACGCTTCCGTCAAAATGCGTGTGAATGTCCACAAAGAACCAAACCCCGTTTTTCATAACGCTTGACTTACAAATGACATTTTGAGAGTTTTTGATTGCTTCTAAGACCTTGTTGCATAGTTCCTTGTTGCTGTCACTTATCAGCGTGGAGGTTGGCAACGCTTTCTTAAAGCGTTCCGCATTGTTGCAATAGTCCTTAACAAACTCCATCTTAAATAGTTTTTTGCACTCATAAAAATCATTGTGCAAAGAAGTATTAACAACAATGGCTTGTTCTACTAACTCCGCTTTGTTTTTCGTGCGTGGCGGTAGGTCTTTAAGTTTAGCAAGCAAGTCCGCTTGCTGTTCTTTAAGAGCCCTTGCTTGCTTGTAAGCAATAGCGAGTTCTTTAATAGTTGCGGTTGAGGGGTGGGAGGGTGTGGTTTGTGCGTTGGGCATAACAGGGTAGAGATTGAGGGGTGGGCTATTTAAGGCAAGCAAAAAAAGTGCAAAAATCGCCAAGTAAAAAAGCGACAAAGCACAGCGAGAAAAAAAGCACAGCGAGCGTGACGCAAGCGAGGGCTGTGAGATTTAGCAAGGTCATAACTTAAACGCTTGGATTGTTTTTGAGATAATGGACAGCGTTGCAAACTACCCTGTATGCCTCAAAGCGTATTTCAGTAGGGGTATATTGCCCTGTGGTGTAGTTCCATTTTTGGTGGGTAGCGTCAAAGTTCAAACGCTCGCCTTTGGAAGCATTGAGCAAAGCGGTTGCTACGCTTGCGTCACTTCGCCAAAATAGTTCCCTTGTGGCTTTATCAAGCAAGCGGGTTTGCCGTCTTATGCGGTTGCGGTCTTGTAGGTAAGACTCACGCTCTCCGTAGTCACGGAAGTCAAGACGAACCATTGAGCGACTATAAGCCATTGACTTAAAGCCGTTCACGATTTCGGCAGGGGTTGCGGTTGAGGGTTGGGTTTGTTGGGTTGTGTTTGGCATAACAAAAACAAGTAAAGCGTAAGATTTAGAAAAAGCGAGTTTTATTTTTGCAAGTTTTCAAAGTTTGTTCCAGCAAACTCGCAAGCACTTTTTACGCTGTAAAAACAAAAACGGCTAAAAATCCGTTTTGGGTTGTTTTCTGTTTTTCGAATAAACCAAGCACCGCTTAAAGTGTTTTTTTCTATAACCGCTTTAACAAGCGGGGAAGAATAAAAAGTTGAGCCAATAAACGGCTTTGTGGTTGCGTATGTTTGTTTTATAAAACCAAAGGGAAGTTTGGTTTTGCTGTGTGTTTGTTGTGTGGTTGTGGTCATAACAAAATTAAGTTAAGCGTGTGATTTGTAGAGAGCAAGAAAAATCATTCACTTGCTAAAAAGTTGTTTATCTCACGCTTTATGCCTTGCAAGGTGTCAGCCCGAATGAAGCCGAACCCTTCACCTAAAAAGGTTTCATAATAGCCCGAAGGGAAAAGGCGAGTCACTAAATGCCCACGATAAACTAACGAAGTTGTGGTTGTAGTCATAACAAAAAAGGTTAAAGGTTTTTAATCTATGCTTTTAAGGGCTTTTTTTGCTTCCGTTAATGTTCTGTAAGTTTCCCAAGACAAGCGATTGTCTGTCTCTTTTTCAAAGACTCTAACATTATAGCAACAATGCGTCCAATCAAGTTTTGCGTGGTTTTTATTTCCTTCGTAGAGTTGGACATAGCCACAACGAAAAGCGTAAGAGGTTAAATCGCCCCTTGCGTTTTGAAGTTTTGGCATTTCGTTGAAGGTTTTGTTTTTTGTTTGAGTTGTGTTTTGCATAACAAAAATAGACTAAGCGTATTGTTTTATTTTTGCAAGGTTTATTTTTAGAGGTCGCTGACAAACTCCGAATAGAAGCGGAAATCCCCTTCGGTTGGGTGCGTGACTTTGCCCTGCAAGCCCCAAGAGGCAGAGCGTGTAAAGCGGATAGCGTGAACCTCAAAGGTTGTTGCCTCGCTGTCCGTAACCTTGATAGTTGCTTCGGCTGTGAAATCTTCCTCTTGCTCATTGTCGAGGGCTTGCACAAGTTCCGCATAAAGTTTTTGCGGGTCTTGCAAAGCGTAGAGCGTCCCCTTGCTGTCAACAGGTTTGCCCCTGTCATTCAGTTCGGTTAAGTTAATGGTGATTGGGAGTGGTAGGTTTATCATTTTATTTATTTGGTTGGGTGAAAAGTTATTGAAACTTGATAACGCAATCAACACAAGCAAAAACTACGGGAATAGTTAGCGGGTGTTGCTGTGTGTCTAAAACAGGGTCGCACTCATAGCGGTCGCCCGCCAAAAAAGAGTTGCAACAATCGCAAGGGGCTGTTGAAAAGAATGAGTAGTAGTCATCTATTTCGCCCGACTTTGTATAAGTGGCAACTTGATTTAATCGCACAAGTTTAGGGTGAATATAGTTTTTTTGGTATTTGGTTTTAGGCATAACAAAGATAATAAAATCAAGTGTTTGGAAAAAAGCGAGTTTTATTTTTATTTATTTTTTGGTTCAAGTTCCGTTAGTGAGTCTTGGATAAGTTGCTCATAACTATAAGTAGTTTTAGTGATATAACAATCGCAAAGCACTTCAATAACAGAAATAGAATAAATAAAGTCCTCAAAATCGTGAAAATGCTTTTTCCAATCGTCAATGCAACCTTTGGCGTTTTCGGGGTCGCTTAAAATAATTTCGTGTAGCAATGGCTCGCCGCCGTGAAACTTAAAATAGCGGTTGAGCAAATAATACTTTTTTGGTTTTAGTTTTGTCATAGTGTTTATTTTTTATTAGCGTTAATGATTTCTATGGCATTGTCCATAACATAACCAACATTTTCGCCTATTTGTTCAACAGACCATTGGACAGCGTCCCTTATATTTTTTTCAGTCCAATCCTCAGTCCCCATTTGTTCTGCAAAATCTTCTGTACTTACTGACACAAAAAGTATGCCATATTTTTTACCTACTTTGTAAAGATAGCCGTGGGCTTCCATTTGTGTTTTGAAGTTAGGGATTGCAGGTTGTTTAGTTTTTTTAGTTTTCATTGTGGTTGGGTTAAGTTAAAATTAGTCTAATCTTCCTTTTCTATCTGGTTTTCTATCATCTTTAATGATGTATGTTTCCTCGATTTCCTCTATGCTTTCAATCTCATAATTGGATTGAGCAAGGGCTGATTGGTATTCGGGTTCATTGTTAGGGTCGGTATCAAAGTTGTTCACTATGTCACGAAGTTTTTTTTCTGCACCTTGTGGTGAAAGGGCTTCTATGTTCATAATCACATAAATAACTTGTGTGACTTGGTAGGTTTTGAGTTTTGGTTTTGGCATTGGTTTTATTGGGTGAGAATGAAGTTGTAATACAATAGAGAATAAAAGTAAAGCGTAAAGTGAAATTATTTTAAGTTATTTTTTAATGGGTAGATAAGAGCAAAGTTCGTAATCCTCATTCAAGGCATTTACGGCAAGTTGCTCTATGTGCTTGTGGTCTTGGTCTGTGAACCCTTGTAGTTCCATCGGGGTATCATACACCCTGTGCAAGTTAGTTATCTTGGCTTGCTCGAAGTTCGCCCTGTCGAGGTTCTCTTGCTTAATGACAGAAAAATCAGCGTGACCCGAAACTATTAAAGTCTCTTGTCCGTAAGTGAGGAACAGGTTTTCAAAATCGTATTTCATTTTTGTTTCTTGAAAATAAAGTGTTCAACGCAAAAACCTGTGCGGTCGCTGATAGCGTTAGCAAGATAGTCCTCTAACTCAATAGGGCTTGCGGTTATTTCTTGGGGTGCTTCTATAATTAGTTTAGCAGGAACATCTGGCTTATCAAAGCCCTTGTGTTCGCTACCAAAATCATAAGCAATTTGTGTTATTAGGTATGTGTTCATTGTGGTTAGGTAAATGTAATACAAGTATGTTTAAGAGGGGTTTGCTTGAAGTCAACAATAAATCAAATTATTTTATTTCCAAGACTACGGCACAAGTGGCTGTCTTGGTTTAGGTGTGCTATCGTTGCTTCGGCTATGTAGCCCAAGCACTCTGCCGAAGTCACCAATCCGTCTTTGCTCAAAGCGTCTATAAGACTCGCTTGCTCGAACCCTGCTTCGTTGCCTTCGTCAAACTTTTCAATAGTATAAGACGCAGAGCCATTAACTAAAAAGTCCTGTCCACCGCATTTAATGTTAAGGTTCTTGAAGCGATAAGTGAGCATAGTGTTAGAGGGTCATTAAAGAACCAATAAACACTATGGTATTACTTGTCAAGCGTCAAGTTTAGGTTGGTCGGGGTTGCTCGGTATGTCTATAACCTCGCCCTTTATCATAGCGTTAATGTCATTGTGGCTGACCCGCAATCTATGCTCAACGACAATGGTGGGTGCGTCCTGTAAAGCCATAACCTTATCAGCCATAATAGCGATTGCGAGGGGCAGAGAGGCAGGGCTTATGTTATCTATTTCGGACAACAAACGCTCACCGCCCTTTGACACGATTTGGCTCAATGTCATAGCGGTTTGCTTCTTCCAAGTGCCAAGATTAAACTCCTTATTATCTTCCATTTCGTTGCGGACACCCCTAATGGTTGTGCGGGGGATACCTGTTTCTTTTTCAATGGCTCGAAGGGCTGTGCCATTTTGTAGTAGTTCTTTTACCTTTGTCTTTTTGTCTTTGGCTAATTTTGACGCAATCCTTCTACCCTTGCTTGGGTTGGTTGAAAGTCTTTCGGGGTCTGATTTATAATCCATACTTATACCTTATGGGCTTGACAAGGAAAAGCAAGCACTATTTAGGGGAATTGTTGTGCAACTTATCATTATCTTCTTCTTTTTAGCAATCCCTACCATTATCTTTGTAAATGTAGTTTCCTTCGTTGTAGGGCTATTTATGGAGGATAAAAACAAATGAGGTTAAAGCCCAAAGACATACCCCTGTTAAGGGACAAGTTAGCCAAAGAGCAGGGCAACTTTTGCCGTCTTTGTAGCATAGACTTAAACAAAGTAGTTCCTTGTTTAGACCACGACCACATAACAGGGAAGATAAGGGCGGTGCTATGCGGTAACTGCAACGGCATAGAGGGTAAGATTTTTAATCTTGTGCGTAGAGCCAAGCGTGAAGCAAATGCTATTGAGTTTATTAACAGGATAAGAAGTTATTGGATAACCTATACTGACAATCCAAGACAGGAAGAACACCCCTTGCATAGAACCAAAGATGAGAAGCGAATAGCCCGAAACAAGAAGGCAAAGTTAAGACGGCAGAAAAATAAAGTTTGACATAGGTAATACATTGAATACATTGACTTTTCCTTATGAACAACACTAATACTGACCCTGCATTTATTGCAGAAATTAAAGACGCTGACTACCGCAAGGCAACAGGACTCTCGCAGTCCTCGCTTAAAAAGTTCATCGTTCAATCCCCTGCTCATTATTTGGCTTCTCTCGAAGAAGTGCAAGAGCCGACAAAGGCAATGCAGTTCGGCACAGCGTTCCACGCTCAAATGCTACAAGCGAACCCAGAAGAACATTTTGCCGTGAAGAAGAAGATGGACGGACGCTCTAAGGAAGGCAAACTTTACAACGAGTCATTCGCCCTTGAAAATCAAGGTAAGGTTATTATTGACGAAGAAGAACACAGCAGGATTATTGCTATGGCTGACTCTGTTATGGGTCACGGCTTTGCTGGTGAAGCAATGAAATCTTTGACGCACAAAGAGTTTGCTGTGTTCGGAACAAACCACGGAATTAGACTCAAAGGTTTGATTGACGGCTACAACGAAAAGGAAGGGATAGTCATAGACCTCAAAACAGCCGAGGATAGTTCGCCAAGTGGTTTTCGCAAAGCGTGTTGGGACAGGGCATACGCTATACAGCAGGTGCATTATACTTGGTTGCTAACTAACGCTGGCAAACCTGTTAATGCCTTTTACTTTATTGCCGTAGAGAAAGAGCCACCTTATGCTGTAGGAGTGTATAAGATTAACGCAGATAGTTTAACTAAGTCGTTTAAGATTTGGGACGATGCCTTAGATAGTTTCTTTGTCTGTCAAGCGTCTGGTGTTTATCCTGCTTACTCAGAAGAACCCATTGAATTAAATCTATGAGCGACAACCCAAAGTTCACAGGAGTCTGGATACCGAAGGAGGTATTTCAGATGGCAACCCTGTCACCCTGTGCAAAGTTCGTGTATGGCATTGTGGACTCACTTGATAACGAAGATGGGTGCTATGCCTCTAATGGGTATCTGGCTCGCTCCTTGGGGCTATCAGAGCGTCAAATTCGCAACCTCTTGAAAGAGTTAGATGAGTTTAACCTCATTGTAAGAGCCGACCACAACGGACAGCGTATCATTCGGACTATTGAAAAGGTAGCCCTATGTAGCGTTTTAGCCGTGTCGGGGGGTGGCAATAAATTGCCTAGGGGGAGGAAAAAAACTTCCACGGGGGGAGGAAATAAATTGCCTACATATATAAAAGAATATAATAAAGAAGATAAAGATACAAGGAGCGATGCTCCTTTGGTTGGTAATCCTCTGCCATTTAGTTCAGAGAAGTTCAGTAAAGCGTGGTTCAGTTGGATAGACTACCGCAAGGAGATTAAGAAACCAATCAAGCAATCTACCATAGACTTTCAATGGAGACAATTTGTTTTATGGGGAGAGCAGAAATCTATTGACAGCATAAATCAAAGTATTACTAATGGCTGGACAGGACTATTTGAAACCAAACATTCACCAACCACAAAACAACCACTAACCGCAAAAGACCACGATGGCTTCTAAACAAGCAGACACAGAGTTTGAAATAACTCACAACGGAATAACCTACATCGTAGGTATTAACTACGATACAATAACCATAGATGACTCATTTGACGGACACCTCGGAGGTTATGTCCACACATTTGAAAGTAGCCACACGGCAATAGATGAGGACAGCATTGAAATAGTTTATTGCGAAACCGAAGAAGGCGAGATAGACGAAGAAGAAGTAGATGGTCTTGTTGAGCATATCATTGAAACAGCAAAAGAGATTGAGTTATGAGCGACATTATTTGCCATTGTGGTAAGCGTGGTGCATTGCTCGCTAACCCAGACGGAACGCTTCATCGCTGGCACGAGTGCCGTGGGCATTTAGACCAAGAGCGTGTTAAGGCAAGGGGACTCACGGACTCTACAATCCCGCCACAGATGCCAGCAATCTTCAAGGACACAGATATAACCAGACTCCACAAACGCATACAGGATAGTTTAGATTGGAAGCCAGAGGGCGATAAGACAGGGTTATTATTCCACGGACTAACAGGGATTGGAAAGACTCGTGGTATTTGGGAAATCGTCCGCAGACTATGGGAACAAAAGACTTCTAACGACAAGCAGTTAAATTACAAGTTCTTAACTATGCGTAAGTTAGAGGGTATGATTGAGAAGTCATTTGATGACCGCCAACACGCAGGAATGATAGATAGTCTTATCGAGGTAGAGTTATTGGTGCTTGATGACTTTGGCAAAGAGCGTCTAACACAGCGTATGGCTTCCGACCTGTTCAGTATCATTGACGAGCGTTCTACGAACCGCAGAACTACAATTATCTCTACGAACTTTAACGGAACATCTTTGCTTGAACGATTTGATAACAGGGACAAGGAAACAGGTGTAGCAATGATTAGACGCTTCAAGGACTATTATACCATAGTTGGAATAAGCACTTGACAAAAATAAAAAAAGTCTTTTTGTAAAAATTGTCAGTCGTGGTTGAGTGACGCATAACAACTGGGGGAGCAGGAGAAATCTTGCTCCTCCTTTCATTTGTGACTTGACAAGTAATACCATTGTCTTACTCTGTGATTTCTACCTTATGAAAACTAAACTAATCTCTAAACGAACAATCAAAACATCAGAGGATATGCTCACGCTTCGCTTGCCAGCACAACTGATGAAGTCAATAACAATCATTGCAAAAAAAGCAGGACTAACAAGGTCTAACTTTTGTAGAACTATTTTGCAAAAGGCTATTGACAATAAATAATTGTGTTACTTACTAACGAAATGAATCACGAACTATTACATTATACAAACCCTATGAACCTAAATACACCAGAACAACAAGTCGCATTAAACAAAGCCTTAATCAAAGTCCTCGCTGAGACTAAGGACATCGTTGCTGACTCCACCAATCCGTTTCATAAAAATTCTTATGCAAGCCTATCCAAGCACCTCGAAAGTCTTAAACCAATCTTTGCTAAACACGGACTTGGTATCCTCCAAATGCCTATTGGTGATGGAGAGTCAGTTGGAGTCAGAACAATCATCATTCACAATGAAGGTGGTTCAGTTCGTGCAGATGCTCTCATTCCTGCTGAAAAAGGAATGTCTGGTCAGAACGCTGGGTCTATCTATTCTTATCTTCGCAGGTATGCTTTGGCTTCTGTGGCTGGTTGTGCTACTGAGGACAATGACGCTGAAACTAATCGTGTGGAGTCACCTGTTCCTGCTAAGAATTATGTGAACCTTAATGCCAAAGGAACTAAGTATATTCCAAACCCCAATGCAGAAAAAGCGGTGCAAGGTAAGGGTACAACAGATGTTGTAGCACCTTTCGGAGACGCTAAGGGAACTCCATTATCTGCCCTGCCATTACGCTCTACTGACCGCAGTAAGAAGTGTGCTGACCTTAACTATTGGGCTAACGCTTGGACTCCTAAGCCTTTCGGTGACTCTGGTGTAATTTCTAAGCGTGACCTGCATACTAAGGCTGAGGCTCAACGCTTATGGGGTGAGGCTAATGGAGATACTACTCCTAAGTTTGAACCAGCACAAGAAGAACCTGTTGACGAAATTCCGTTCTAATAATGGCAGACTATCCTAAGTCATCTGGTGTCTCACACATAAAAAGATTACTTAAAAAGTCATTAAAAGATAACAGAATAAAACACATAGCATTAACACTCGAACAAGCACAAGACATTATGAACGAATTAAAAATAGATAACAAACTACCAGAGTGGTCGCTTAAATCTAATAGCCTAAAGGCTGGTGCTACAATCTTGTGCATTGACCCCAAAGAACTCCTTGAGCGTTTGACTTGTGATAAACCTTCTAAACTTCGGAACGACCTTGCTGAAGCCAGAAACAAACTTAACTCAATGGAGAAATTTGGTAACTATATGTTTAATTCTTTGAGTCTTAAAGAACAAGAAATATACGGAGACGAATGGGTAAAAGTAAAAAACCTGTACAAATGAAAAAGAAAACAGCGACCATTGTAGATAAACCTGTAGTGTGGAAAAACCTAAAAGAACTCAATGGAGAGTCTTTTTTGTTAAAAATGAAACCTAAGTTCAAGGGCTGTGATTATGTTATTGAAAACAACTACAAAGAAGAAATTACTGTTCTCAATGCTGACGATAAAGGTAAGGTGATAGATTGGAAAGCAGTATCTAAGCAAGCCGTTGAGGAAGATGGCTACGAAATACTATAATGGCTAGAACTAAAAAAGCAGATAAACTAGCAATGAGTCCTAAGCGTAAACAGATGTGGGTATTTGCAGACAAGTGGGTTGAACTTCATAACAAGGTTGAACAACTAGAACAACAAGTTAAATATTGGCAGATTGAAGCAAATTGTGATAACGCTAGATGGATTTCTGCTCTTGAAGAACTAGACAAAGTTAGAAAACAAATCCAAGAAAAACAAAAATGAAACGCAGACCTTGGGGTTCAGTAAAGCAGATAGTATCAGTTTGCCAAGAAGCAGGAATGACTTGTGCAGAAATACACTTCGGAACTAGGATACCTATATCAAGCATTAAGTATGCGGCTAGACAACTTAAGGTAAAACTTCGTGACCCAAATAAACCACTAATCCAATACTATGTACAACCACAACAACAAGTTTGATGTTGACCTGCAATACGGACAGGAAGGTGAACGCTGGCTTACTTGGCTCGGAACTGACCAAGCAAAGGTTGAGGTTAAAACAGAGCGTGACACTTGGTCTGATACAGGTAATGCCGTATTTGAATATAGTTCTAGAGGCAAGCCTTCTGGTGTTGCGGTAACTGAGGCTGACTATTGGTTGCATATCTTTAAAGAGAAAGACCAAGCGGTGATGTGCTTTATGTTTCGAGTTGTAGAATTAAAAGAATTTTTAAGGCTTGTGTTTAAACACCCAGAGAAATATGGTGCTAGAATATGCAACGGAGGAGACGAAAACACATCATCTGTAATACTCTTGCCCATCGCTCAACTTTACAGAATAGGAAAAATATATGAGTAAACTAATTAAATTTTGTGCCGTTGGTGACAGCCACGGAGATATGATAGACGCTGATGTAGCCAAAGAGTTCTACAAGTTCTTACGCTCGTACCAGCCCCACCAAATCATAATGCTCGGAGATGCCTTCGATTTCCGTTCTATCCGTAAGGGTGCTTCTGGACAAGAAGAAGATGAAAGCCTTGTCGAAGATGTGAAGGCTGGTAAAGAGTTCATCAAGCGTCTAGGTCAGCATAACCTGTCAGCGTTCTTATACGGAAACCACGAGGACAGACTCAGCCAGATTATTTCCTCGCATACAAACGGAATGGTTAAGGACTATTGTATGGACTTAGATAACGACATCAAGAACACCTTGAAGTCAGTAGGTTGCAAGAGCATCTATGACTACCACGCAGAGGACGGAGTGCATACCCTAGGCAAAGTGAAGTTCGTCCACGGCTATACCTGTGGTGGTAAGGCAGTAGAGGAACACGCTATTCATTACGCTGACAGGGGTGGTGCTTTGATTATGGGTCACCTTCACAGCATCCAGCAGACTAACGCTAGGAGGCACGGAGGGGCTGTTGGATTTTCGGGTGGATGCCTATGTCGGAAAGAAGATATGGGCTACGCTAAGAACCGCCTAGCCACCTCTAAATGGGGTCACGGCTGGCTCTATGGATTTGTGCAGGGTAACGATTGGAAGGTCTGGCAAGCCCACAAGGTAGGCAAACAATTTATCTACTCTGTTAAAGGACTATGATTTATGAGTTCCGCAATCCAATGCCTGTTAATACCCCTCTTGGGGGTGGTATGCTGGTCTATGTACGAGATGGTGGGGTGTTCTCTAACGACACTTTCGCAATCGTTCTTATTGACTCTGGTGAACTTCGTCACTTCGATAGCACTCAATTTACTTTCCTAGAAAATCCTACTCACGAAATAAAGAACAAATGAAAACATTTGAAAACATAGTAATTGTATTAGTAGGTTTAACAATAGTTGCACATATAATTCAATTATTAATTATATTTTTAAAATAAAGAATGAACAAAAAAGAACTACATAACCGACCTCATACATTTGCTAACGCTTTATCTAAAGCCAAGAGCAACATCAAAGAGCCGTATCTGTTCAAGCACTACCTAAGCCTAGCCCTCGCTTGGGCTAAGTCTAGTAAGGATATTGACCAAGTAAGCAAACTTTATGAACAAAGCAAAACTGCTTAAACTCGCTCGCTTGATTAGAGAGCCTGTTGAAGATGAAGTTCCAAAGGGGTACTTCAGCAGAGAACAACTTCAAGAAGCCCTTGGTATGGGTAAAGAACAAACCTGTAAAGTTATCAGAGATTTTATACAAGCCAATCAAAGTAAAGTTGCTATGATAAAACTTAGACGCAAGAACTTATCTGGCACTATCAGCATAATCCCTTACTACAAAATCGATTTATGATTAAAAAACGAACTGATGCTGAAAAACTCAAAGCGTTCCTTGCTCAATTCGATGAGAACATAATGCTCATAGACGGACACGAGAACGCATTTATGGGTATAATAAATGACTCTAAGAATGGTTATGTAGCGGTGTATTCGTCAGCCATAATCATAGATAACTTAATGCGTGACGATATGATGCACTACGATACAGCAGAGGAGTTCTTTGATTACAACATCAAAGGTGCGTATGTAGGCACTAAGACACCATTGCTAATAGATGTTATCCCTCGGTCTTTTTGGAAATAAATATAACTAAATCTACAGCAAGAAATAAAATAAATCCTCCAGCAATCCAGTTGAACCATTCTGAGTTAAGGATAAAAGGAAAAGCCATAAGCCCAGCACCAGACGCAGTAACGATTAGTCCAGATGTAATTTTAGGTGTGAACGCAAGCATTGCTACACCAGCAAGCACTAACGCTACACCAGCGTAAGCATAAGTCCTAGAAGTTTCAGCCTTAATCTGGCTATCA